CTACCTCTTCAAAAGATATTTATTTTTACAGCTTAGGCAAAAATGAGAACGGTGTATGTGGAACCTGCAATCGCCGGACATGCAAAAAGCATACCATTTGCAGTAGATACACTAACTGCGGGAAGAGCGGCTCCCACAGCATCAGCGTCCGCAGGAATAAGAACTACTTTCAGCTGAGTTGCGGAAAGAGCACCCGTGAAAGTAGTGTTGAGGAGGGGAATCGAGTTCGTCTCGTTGAAACCAACAAGAGGCTGAATCTGTGAAATCGTGGCAACACCGGTTGCATTAAGGGAAACACCCGTAAGAGGGTTCGCGGTTGCATTCGTAAATGTTCCAGCGTAGATCAATGAACCAACTGCGGCGGGTGATCCTGCTGATATTGCCCACGACATTCCTTTATATTATACGCCAACAAAAAAAATACTATATTAATCGAGACTCGAGGGAACGGTGAGAACGCCTTCCGCCAGTTCCTGCACCCGTTCCACCACCAGTTCCGGCACCAGTTCCCGCGCCGGTTCCGTTACCCCTTACCGCCGACATGACACCGGGCGCGGCTTGACGAATCGCCGAGATAGCAGGAGCGGCGGCGGAATACGCTTGTTTAGCACGGGAAAGCACGTTCGCCAGAGAGCTGAACGACAAACCGCCAACGCAACGATCGAGCGCCACACGCGTTCCCTCGGGGGCGAGGGGTGCATTGATAATGTCCTGCTCTGACAGGATGCCCTTAATGATACGGGATGAACCGCGGATGGATTCGAAGAAGCCGCTGTTAGCCGTAATCGTGTAGAGTGTAGGCGTAACCGTGTAGGGGGAGTTGTTAAATACCTGCAAATTGTATTGGAGGGTAAAGTTACCGACCAGTGAAGGCGCTTGTCCGCTCTGCAACACGAGATCCGTGCCCGGACGGAGGACGAGAATCGTCCCAACGGAGGGGATAATCTGCCCCTGCTGACGCTGAGCAGGAGAAGCACCAGCAGGAGAGCTCACGTAAGAAGCACCGGTAGCATGGAACTGACCGATCCACTCAGCCCAGTCCATCTCTAACCCGTTGTGCACACACATGGCATAGAGTTCCTCCGCTGTGTGCGATGAGAGGAGACCCGAATAGTTATCAAAGTTAATGGAAAGAGGGTTAACTGCCGCAATGCTACCAGATGCTACGCTGCACTGACTGGACTGCACGGGCAGATAGAAATCTGCATAATTGTTTGCAACGACACCACCAGAGGCAATAAAACCTGCAGTAGAGGAAGCCGTAGCCTTAGCGAAAATAATCAATAAATCCGGGATGGTAGGCAACGTGATCGTTTGACTTTGAAGCTGTGTTGTAGCACCGGGCGCGAGAGAGCTCGAGGCTTGTGTAATGTAACGGGGAAACTCCATGTAGGGAACCACGCTTTTAGGAGGTAGGGGAACGTCGCTGTTCCCATCGATATGCTTTCACATACCGGCGGACTATACTTTCCACAATCATTTAGGATTGCTAATCCTATCATGTGCCACACTGGTAGTCTCTGAGACAATCTCCATGCCCTTGCATAACGGGTTTAGGAGAGGTCGGCGGATTGCCCATTTTTCATCATTCTCGTTGTTTCCGCCTTATCCGACATTACCGGAGGTCTCCTTTCATCTTTCAATGAAGGATCGGAGAGAATGCTTTAGGGTGTTCCCGTCAAATCGTGTGTGAGCGCTGCTTTATTAGGCAGCACATGCCCCGACGTTAAGGCTTGGAGTTAAGAACTGAACATTGACACGCGCCCCAGCCCATGGAACGGAGGCGGAGGTATTGAAGCCAATGCCAGAAAAGGCAATGCCCGTGCGTGTCGTGTTACGGATCAGACGGGAAAGATTGCTCTGCAAGTTCATGACAAGCTGAATGTTGTTGATACCAAACAGCCCCGTATCCCATTCATGTGCGTCCGCGAACACATAGGGGGAGAGAACGACGGGCTCCGTAGAAGTTACACGCATGTAGAGCTGGTAGGAGGTGTTCGCCACCGTGGCAGCCGTTGAGCAGGGAACGCCCTGCACGAGAGCATACGCGGTAGCGTTACCACCTGCAACGGGAACGGCAACGTTCGCGGTATCGAAGGGAGAACCCGCCGTGGCACCGTTCGCCGTGGTGAAAACGAGACCGGGAAAGGCACCGTTTCCGACATACTCAGAACTTACGGAACCATCATACGCGGCAAGAGGGTTATTCTCAGCGCCAAAGGCATCATCGTAGCACTGGTAATTGTCGAGATACGTAGGGCATGTGCGCTGGAGGCGATTCTTCTTGTAATCCGTAAGGCGGAGAACTTCCTTCAAAACATCCTGTGTATTGATCACCGCCGTTGTGTCGTTGATGGTCGAGGACATCGTAGAACATGCACTATTCATAGGAAAAGGGCACAGAGAGAAGTCACGACCGGGCACCACAATAGGAGTGCCAGAAGGAGAAGGGGGGACGACGACAGTCATCTGGAGGTTCATGGTGCCCGTCCACTCGATCTTCCTATCGACGAAAACGTTCTCAGATGGAACGTAAATATTAAATGTAAGCTGTGAAGCGGTGGCGCTAATAGCTTGGAACGGGGAGTTGCTCACGGAAAGGGCACCCTTCTCCACAGCGTAACGGGGACGGGACTGGACAATACGAGCATCAAACACTGCCAACTTCTCGATGTCAGCACTCATTCCTTTTATAACTAATGCTAACATTATTTTTTACAATTAATTAAGCTCGTTTGCCCTCGGAAATCCGCTTGTGGCGGAACATCATCTTAAAATCCACCGAAGAGAGGTTGAACATGGTAATCGGGTAAAGCTGGTTATTCAAACGGTTCTTGAAGAATACCTGCACATCGATCGTTCGGATGTCGAGCTTAGAATTAGCCAGATCCGAGATCCTGTATTGCGCAGCAGGAGCATAGTAGATAAAGCGGCGGTAAGCGTCTCCACCATCTGCCGACGTGTCGAGGGCGATGTCCGTAATCGAGTTAACGAAGGCAGATTGCGAAGATGCCGAGCTGTCGCCCAAATTGGTCGCTCCGAGGACAATAGGCACACCGGTAGCCTCTGACTTAACCGGCATGAGTGTCGTAGTGAACACGATGGAGCCAATCGGAGACCAAAGAGAATCGATGGAAATGTATTCTTGTGTCACTGCCCAGAACGGGGCTTGGTTGTAATTCACGGTTATTGCAGAGCCTACGCCCGGAGGATTTAGAGACCCTTGGTAACCTGTTACCGAAGGAGGCACATAGCCCAGCGGGGCGGCACCTTGGTAGGGTGTGCCTCCTAAGTTTGTGATATTCTGGAAGAACTGATTCGGCACGAGGTATTCCCACACGTAACCCTGCTGAACTGCAAAGTTAAAACCCGTAATGGTGGAAGAGTTCCAATAATTCGTAGGGAAGTTAGAGAAAAGCCCGTAAGTGTTATTGTTCGCGAAAAGTCTGCAAACGGGGGGAGAAACGGGGGTGCCGTCCGTGATCTGCGCCGCCCAGTTAGAGATTCGGGGACCGAATGCCCTTGAATCATAGTTAATCGTGAAAAGCTTATTAGAAGGGTTGTAGGTCATCCATGGTGCCATAGTTCCATAAGGACTATTTAGAAAAGGATTCGCTCCCGTGTCGAAGCCGCTATAAGGAAACGGGGTTGTAATCGTTCCTGCTGGTTTTCCCTTCACAGCTAAGGGGTCATTCCACTGAATCTCGAAGATGTTATAGGCTTGGCGAAGAGCTTCCGTAAATGCAGTGTTAAACATATTCACTACGGTTTGGTATGAGTAGCAAAAATAATAGCTCCCCCCCAGATCCTGCTGAGTTAGGGGAGGCTGAGGTAACGGGGCTATGTAGGTGTTCTGTGTCTCGGATACATACTCGATAACGGTAGGCGTAGGAGCTATTTCGAATGTGACTGCTTGAAGCCCTCCATTCGTGGGAATTGTTACGTTCCATGTCTGAGAGAGTGTAATTGATACGCTATACGTTGTAAGGTTAGGATCTTGTGTAGGATTTGCCGTAAGTCCGACGGCAATGTTAGGAATAAACACGGGAAGCGTTAAGTTCGGTCCATTCATGGTGAAACGCACAATGGAATAGTTATATTTCGAAGCATCTTTGATAAGAGCGGCATCACGAGTTTCATTAAACCGAATCTGCGGATTTTGCACAGCTTTACCCGTTTCATCAAAATCGCCGCTGGTGTTATTTATAATCTGTGCGTTGTAATACACATGCGATGGTAGCCCGTCATCGAATGTATCGGTCGAATATTCCATGGAGCCGCGATAAGCCATTTCTATACTACTTGCACATATTTATTTTCTGAGTTTATCATACGTTAGCCCGGCGACAAAATCATCGGGAGCGAGTCCGCTTTTATCAATTACGGCTTTGTATTGATCTAACGAGAGCGGCGACATCATAAGACGGCTTACGCAATGCCGTCCACATGTAGCGATTGAAGGCTTATCTTTCTGGAATGCAAAATTATTGTAAAAAACCGGTTTCCCCGATGCACGGAGCAACGTTGTTAAATCGGGGTGTTCAATATCTAATTGTTCGAGTCGTGATTTCGATAGTCCATCTTTCTGCTCTTCCGGTGCATCACCGTAAGGATCGAAAAACTCAATACCCCGTGGCTTCTTTATCATGCAACACCAGTGCCCCATAGTAGGCGATGCATTCGGAAAAAGAAGAATGCTCCTGCCTTGGTCGTCAAATGCTTGGTCAATACTCGACATTTCTTTTAGCTGTGGGTATGTATGGATGCTTACATCCCCTAATAGCTTATGAATATCGTCATCCCCTAACGGATACTGTTTAACCTTTGCTAATCCTCCGCGCTCCATCTAATATCTGTCATATATTTTTTGTTAAGCCTACTATAGAAGAATGACCACTACGCAACCTCCCGCATGGTCGAATGCTATATTCTACACAACTTCTGCAACGGTTAGTTACATAGGATCTAATTATATCGCAACTGTGGCAAATGTGGATACCGTTCCCTTTCCTACGAATGCAACATGGAACGCCATTCCGCCTTCTGGTGGTGGTGGTGGAACTGGCACCAATTACACCCTTACACTATCTCCAGCGAACGAGAATCTAATTGTTTTAAGCAATGGCGGCGGTAGTGTGGATGTGAGTGCTACAACACAAGTTGCCGCTAATACGCACAATTTAACCCCTATCTATTACAACGATGTAGCCATTATTCCTATCACTGAGATTCAAGGGGATGTTCTCGTAATAGATGGATCTCTAACGCTCAATTCTGTGAACGATGTAACAACGCTCGGCGATGTTAAATCGTCCATGGGACTTACTGGAACAGGGCAGCCCTACTCTCTGAATGCAATCGGCGCGGTCGTTTA